CGATGTTTGGGTTTTGGGCAAACACAGGGTAATGTGTGGGGATAGCACCGTGGAAACGGATGTGCGGCGGCTTTTATCCGGTGCGGAGCCGAACCTGATGGTGACTTATCCGCCTTATGGCGTTGAATACGACCCAGAATGGCGGAAGAGAGCTGGGATTAATAAGGGCGGCGCAATGGGGAAGGTCAAAAACGACGACCGCGCCGACTGGTCCGAAGCGTGGGCCTTGTTTCCGGGCAATATCGCCTATGTCTGGCACGCGGGCAGATATGCCGGGGAGGTACAAGGGTCGCTTGAGAAATGCGGGTTTTCTATCAGAAACCAGATCATCTGGGCTAAAAGCCAAATTGTTTTTGGACGTGGCGATTATCACTGGCAGCATGAACCATGTTGGTATGCTGTGCGGAGCAAGGGCAACTGGACGGGCGATAGAAAACAATCAACGCTCTGGCAGATCGACAAGCCCATGAAATCCGAAACAGGCCACTCAACACAAAAACCCGTTGAATGTATGCGCCGCCCTATAGAAAACAACAGCAACCCCGGCCAGATCGTTTATGACCCGTTTCTAAGTAGCGGAACAACCGTTATCGCTGCAGAGCAAACAGGCCGCATTTGTTATGGCATGGAACTTAACCCCGCTTACGTTGATGTGATCGTTAAACGATGGGAAGATTTCACGGGCAATAAAGCAATTCTGGAAAAGAGAGACGATGGAACAGAAGAACAAGGGCGGGCAGCGGCGTAAAAACTATCCGGGTGAAAAGCGCGGTCCGAAGTACATAATTACGGATGACGTTCTGGTTAAATTGCGCGAGGCGTTTGTGATCGGCGCGACGGATGTACAGGCCTGTTATTACGCGGGTATTTCCGTAGACGCTCTGTATGATTACCAGAATAGGGTTCCTAATTATGCCAGCCAAAAGGAGGCAATGAAGAAAAGCCTAGGGCTGCAGGCCAAAGCAAACGTTGCAAAATCTATTAAAGGCGGTGATATAGGAACGAGCAAGTGGCATCTTGAGAAGACGGAAAAAGAAACCTATGCCGACCGCACGGAATTGACCGCGAAGGATGGGGAAGCGTTGAACCCGCAAACGAAAAGCGTGGATGAGGAAATTTTGGCAAACTACTTTAAGAACAAGTACGGAGAGAAGAAATGAAAGCGAATGACATGATGGATATGGACGCAACCATGCTGCGCCAAGTGGGCGACGGCTTGGGGTTGATCCTGCCGGAAACGGACGACGCTGATATTCTGCGCGCCACAATTGAAATGGCGACGGAAGGGGTTATAGTGGAACGCGCAAACAAGGGAGCCGCACCGATGATTGAAGAAGTTGAACCAAAGCGCAGGGGAAGACCGCCCGCAAAAAAGAAAGCAGAAAAGCCTGCCGCCGAAATCGTTGCCGCCACGGAAACGGGCGATGATGCACAGCATACAGCCACGCAGACGGTCGCGCCGCGTTTCAACCCGATGAAAGTCTCGCTGGAACGCCCGAAGGATGAAGACGACCTGAAAGCCGCCTTGTCAAACCTGACCGGCGCGGGGCTGTCGGTGACGATGCTGGATGATGATACATGGCTATTCAGGCGCGGGGATTTATCGGATAGCGGGACAATGCACCAGCCGCTCCGGGTTATCGTTTCCTGCGCCGAGCGGTTAATGCGTGGATGAGGCCGTCGCCGCCGCGTGCCGATTATCCTTCGGCGCGTTTGCTCACCGCATGTTTAACGTATTGGAACCGGGCGGGCGGTTTGAATACGGTTGGCATATTGACTGCATTGCGGAGCATATCGAGGCGCTTCACAGGGGTGAGATCCGCCGCCTGATTATCAACCAGCCGCCGCGAACGCTTAAAAGTTTCCTTTGTTCTATTTTCTTCCCGGCGTGGGCCTTGGGTCATGCGCCGACAGAGAAATTTATCGTCACCAGCTATTCCCACAAGCTGGCCGAAAGCATGAGCGCAAAGACCCGCGCGCTTGTGGCTTCGCAAGACTTTATGGACGTGTTTGGGGAACTTAAGATCAACCCGGCGCAGGATGCTAAGAGCCACTGGCAAACCGCGCAATTCGGGCAGTATTACGCCGACAGCGTTCTGGGGCAGATCACGGGGATCGGTTGCGGCTACCTTCTGATAGATGACCCGATAAAACCTATGGAGGCTTATAGCGACACGGTTCGCAAGAACACGATAGAAAACATACGCACAACCCTTTTTAGTCGATTTAACGATCCACGAACGGGCAAACTGTTGATGATTATGCAGCGCGTGCATGATGGTGACCCGACCGGGGAATTGCTGCATGACGGCGGATATACGCACCTGAAACTGCCCGCAGAGGCTCAAAAGCCTGTTCTGATAAGGCTTGGCAAACGGTTATGGACGATGAAACAGGGCGACTTGTTGATGCCGGACCGCTTGAGCGCAGAAACACTGGCCCGTATGAAACTAGATATGGGAAGCGCAAACTATGCGGGGCAGATATTGCAGGAACCCGTGCCGCCCGGCGGCGGGGACTTCAAGACGGAATGGCCGAAATACTATGGCCGCGATCCGATCAGCCCGCGCACGATGAATATTTACATTATTTGCGACCCGGCGGGCGGGGAGGATTTGAACAAGCGAAAGAAAAAATCCAGCGACTGGACAGCTTATATGGTGGTGGGCGTTGCGCCGGATAATAATTACTATCTATTGGACATTAAGCGCGAGCGGTTGAACCCGACAGAACGCCTTGATGTGTTGTTTGATCTGCACCGGGAATGGAACGAGCGCGGGGGCAAACCGCCGAAGGTTGGATACGAACGCTATTCCATGCAATCCGATATTCATTACATAAATGAACGCATGAAGGCGGAAAACTATCGCTTTCAACTGATCGAGCTTGGCGGTCCGATTGCGAAGGAAGAACGGATCAGGCGCTTGATCCCGGACCTTGAGGCGGGGCGGTGGTGGTTCCCCGATGCGGTCCGGTACACGGATAAAGAAGGGCGCACATTCAATCTGGTTGATGAATTGGTAAATGGTGAAATGGCGAACTTCCCACGGTCGCGTTATGATGATATGCTTGACGCGCTTTCACGGATATACGACCCTGAAATGGGCGTGATCTGGCCGAAAGTGATAAAACGCACGGGGGAAACCCGGCGGGTTGAACAGGGATGGGAAGACTTTTAGGGAATGAAATCCAAGGAAGAAATCGCCGAACAATTCAAAAAGCACAAGGACCAGACCGACAAGGGCCTGTCCCGCCAACGCGGGAACATCCGCAAGTGCCGCGCGTTCTATGACGGCGATTATATGGATTATTCCGATAAGGTGCAATTCTCAACGCCGGACGGGAAGAAACGCGCCACGGTGAAATTCAACAAAATCAAGCCGTATGTGACGGCCTGCCACGGCTTTATGATCCAGAACAGACGGAAGATCAATTACAGCGCGCGCACGGAAAGCCAAGTGGCACAGGTTGCCTATTCAACCTATACAAACGCCCTTTCTGACTTCGTGCGCGAGAACGCGAACGCGGACCAGATGGAAAGCGCGGCCACGCTTGAAATGCTGATCGGCGGCGTTGGGATTACGGATACAGCAGTAACATACGGTCAAGGTTATGTATCAACCGATCCAAACGGTGAAGTTATTATAGGTCCTGTAGATATAGATAGCGCGGGATGGGACCCAACCGCACGTTTGCCGAACGTGATCGAAGCCCGCTGGAAGTATTACAAGAAAGAATACGAGCTGGAGGAAGCAAAGGCCCTGTTTGCCGACGCGGAAGACGAGGATTTTGAGCAAACATCCGACGAGCCTGCCCGCGGGGAATATGATTTCATGCCAAGGGGCGGAACATACGACCGTATGCGCGTCGGGTACGATATGGCCAGCGTCGCCGACAATATGGTGAATGTTTATTTTTATCAGTGGTATGAGATCGAGAAATACTATCGCGCCTATAACCCGCTTTATACGCTGACCGTGCCGATGGCCGTTGCGGCGGCACAGGCGAAACTTGAGATTATCGCCGCTGACTATCCCGATCTGGACCCGCGGGCGGAAGTGCTGACATTTGATGCGGACGCAAAATCGAAGCTGGTCGACGCCTTCGGGGATATGATCGACCCCGTTGAAATGCAGAAGAAATGCTATTACGGCGCGGTATTGAGCGGAAAGAAGGTGTTTTCCCGTTTCAAGCTGCCCACGCAGGAAGGCTATACGATCCAGCACATGACCGGGCAATACGACGCCACGAATAAAATGTGGGTCGGCATGGTCAA